AGTTGTATCCATAGTGCATCCGAATACTTTGGTACAGTTATGGAGAATTCTCGGTTGTGGCAAATGTTCTTCTTTGACTAAATACTTCGCCTTGTTCTTTTACTAATGCTTGGTAAATCCAAAGCTGCGGTAGAAGAGAAGGACCATGATGAAGATAAAAGTGAAGTTCTTGGTAATTTGGTGAAAGTTGTCGTACTTATTTGGTCCGCATCTCTTCTCACGTTTAGCTACGTAAGACTTCCAAATGGAAACAAAATCTTAGATTTTGATCCAACCTTCATTGCATCGGTTTTCTCTGGCTCGCTGGCTGCATTCGGACTTTCTCCTGCTAAGACAGGTGGAGGAAACGGAAACGGCAAAACCACAGCGAAGAAGGAAGAACCCCCTGTCGTTTCTGCCGTTGAGCCCAAAAAGTAATGCAAAAATTGATTAACGCACTTGCAGTTCTATCATTTTTAGGAACTGCTTCTATTATCGGTGGTGGAGTTTATGTCTACCTCCAAAAGGATGCACTAATTGAAAGTGCTAAGGAAAAGATCACGAATGCTGCAACAGAAGCAATCGCTGGAGCACTTCCTGGAATGTTGGATGCAGCAATGCCCGAACTTCCTAGTGCAACTGGTGGTATCGCTGTTCCTGCTGGTGAAGATAAGGGTGGTTCTGTTCCTGGAATGAGACTTCCCTGAGAATTTGATGAGAGGCGTTAAATAACTACGTCTTTCATTGAGATTCATTATGGCACAATCGGTTTATGAAAAACGTGCTAAGAAAGAAGCAACCCAAACTTTTGCTTGGTATGTCTTTTTTCATTCAGTTTGGACTTCTGTATTTAAATTCTTCAGTGATGATTAATGGCTGAAATTCGTGATATTTCAATTCAATCTATCGAGATTCCAGAAACTCCTAGATTCTTGACGGAACCGCCTATGGCACTTCCTCCGAGAGTTCCTGTTACCCAACAGATAGGTGTTCCGATTATCGATATGCCAGGTTGTGTTGAAGCACACGAATTAGACAGAGGAAGAAACGATAACCTTAAGTCAGATGACCCTAAAGGTGCGAAAGTCTTTTGTGATGGACAAATACCATCGTTCAATCCAATTGACTACAATGAGGATGAGCTGGAGTTCAATTACGAACCTCCAGTTCCTCCAGTCAGACCACCCAAAGCCCCAGAAATAAAGGCACCAAAAGTTCCTACGGACACAAAAGTTCCAGAGGTAGAGTGCCCATCAGAAGCATTATCATTAAAAGAACCAATCGGATTCATTAAAGGTGACGAGAGAGTCACAGAATACCGATTGGTCGGAAAAGAATGTATTCAGATAAGAGAGAAGTTAGATATACCCACTCAAATTATTGAAAATATACCAAAAGCAGGTGCAGTAACTACCACTGCAGGTATTGCAGTTGTTGCAACTACCTCGGCACTGCTCGCAAAACCTCTTGCTGATCTTTTGTTAAGAGCGGTGAAACCTGTGACGAAGAAGGTACTGAAGAAGATTGCTGCCTTACGGGGTAAGAAGCCCCCAGTCTTGTCTGCAGGGGCCCGCCGAGCAGAGCAGCGTCAGATGAATGATGCTGTGAAGACTCTTCGTTCTGTGTTCCCAAGACGGAAGAAGTAGGTTTAGGAATACTATGTCTATGATGCGGTACTGAGTTTACATTTTGTACCACGACATCCGCACATACTGCCGCATATGGGCTACGAGGGTGGAAACGTATGCCCTGCTTTAACAATTCACCACAATTTTTCAATCTCGCGATCTCAAAGTCAAGGCGCTTGTTTGCATGTTGTTGACGCATCAATGCAATGTTTGCTGCTGCAGCCTCTTTACATTGATCTTGTAATTTTTTATCTAATGGTTTAGACCAAGTAGCACTAAAACCAAGGGATAGATTATAGTTATCTTTCTGACCTGTTCTGACTGGGCGATAGAATTGTACGGAACCTGGATTATCTAAGATTCCATCCCCGATTTCATTTCCGTTTTCATCAAAGGCGCCCTTTTCATCACTCATATCATATACAGGATCCATGTAATAATCCTCATATGGTTTCATTGCCGATACTGAACCAGTCACATATGGCGTAATGTTGAGAGTTGGCCCCTGACACTGGATCCCTCCGCCATAGGTATTCGTGATGTATGGACCCTGGAGAACCTGGATAGCTTGGTTGGTCACCGAGCCAGAACTATTAGCAACAGGAGCAGCAGTAGCGGATACACCGCCAATAGTTTCAGACAAAACCTGAGCAGGGGATAGGATTGACGCCGCACTTAAAATTACTGCTGGAAGATACTTGTAGTATCGGTTACGCTTGTAACTGTCGTTTCTCTTTGAATAATTGTATGATTGCTCAGTCCAGGCCCTGAGTAAGTTTCTGTGAACTGAAATGCTGCGCCTGGTGTTGTCTGTTTGAAATTGGGCGTGCTCGTCGCTCCTGTCCATGTCGAATTCACTCCATTAATAGTTACATTAGATTCTCCAGTTGTGGGACTAATAGTTCCTCCAACTGGTTCCACACCACTACCTGATACTGAATATTGGTATCCAGTATTATAATCCATTGAATTAATGGTCTCGGTCACCTTGGATGTAGTTTCAGTGTGGCTCGTCATTGAGCCTTGTGTGAAATTCGGGACTACTGGTACTGAGTACGCAGGTTGAAGTAGTCCGTGAATAACACCAAGAACCAATCCCAGACCGATTGCTTCTTGCAATCTAGTCATCAGTCGATAATTGTGAGTTCAGTTACAAATTGAGCTGTTACACTAGTACCAGCACCTTGACTTGTTCCTGTGATGGTAAGTGTGTGTTTGTTATCAATTGTACCAAGAGAACCACCACCACTATAGTCACCTGCACTACCTGCGGTATATGCAGTTGAGTTAGTTCCAGTTGCGTCGGTAGCATCACCTGCGGTGAAAGAATTGCTGAAACTAAAAGCACTACCAGAGGATGCTTGGGTTGCAGTTGGAATAGATCCTGCAGCAGCACCATCGGTTAGAGTACCAAGACCACCAACGTTAAGGTCAGCAGTGCCTGTTCCACCAACGTCAGTGACAATTCCACTACCAGACACGGAGTAGGAGTTACCAATTCTAGAAGTGGTTGTTCTTGCTGCGTCTACAGTGTGTTGTAAACTCGATTGGTGTCTAGTAACTAATCCGCCTGCATTGGCTGCACCTGCGGTCACAAGTAACATACTAAATGCTAAGAGAGTTCTCTTCATTAGAATGCCGAAGTTGAATACAGCCCTATTTAGCAATAATCAAACTACACTTAAGGTACCTTTCATGCCACTATGGAAGGTACACTGGTATTCATAAGATGCTGGTGCATCCATAGGAATTGTAAACACTTGTGTACCAGTCTGTGATCCACTTAGATATGTTCCTACACCAATAGTAGTTCCAGTGAACTGAATACGGAATGGGTGAGCTCCTGCAGCGGCGTTTTCAAAGATATATGTAAAACCTCTATGAACGTAGATGGTTGGATCATTAAATCCGTTCGTGAGTCCTGGACCTGCGAAGTTATAGTGAGATGCTCCGTTTGCAGTCACATAATACTTAATTGCAAATCCAACGTCAGAACCATCACCAGTAGTAGAATTTGTTCTGAAGTTTGCAGCAGTAGTGACACCAGATACATTCAGTGTCGTTGCTGTTAGGTTTGCAGGAACACTAGCTGCAGGAAGATTCGTAAGTGCAGAACCATCAATCGCAGGAAGTGTTCCAGTAAGTTGACCTGCAGGTAGGTTAGTTAGACTTGTTCCTGCACCAGCAAATAACGATGCAGTAATAATACCAGTTGTATTGATATTATCATCAATCGAAGTACTAGCGTTTCCGACAATAATGTCTCCACTGGTTACAGGTAGAGTTACCTCTACGTTTCCACTATACTCTGCGTGTGCTGCTGACTGGAGTCTTGTATAGTGTGAGTCAGATACTTCACAATAGTAATCAATTCTAGCAGGACTGCCATCATCGACTCTAATTTCAACCTTATTAGTTGCAGTACAAACCCCAGAAATTGTTGTATTGGTTTGAATTGCAACGTGACTTGCATTGACATACAACTCACCATTACTTTCCAAAGTCGGAGTTCCTGCTGCTCCGACTAAGTTAATATCCTTTACACCAAAAGATTTCTCTGCCATTAGTTTATACTTTTTAGGTATTTATCAAGTGAACTTTATTTCCAGTCCATTGGTGACTGTTAGACCA